AGCCACAACAAAGAATACAAATAATCTTATATGGAACGAAATAGAAACAGGGCTTGCAGCAAATGAAGGCCCAGCAGATATTTCTAAAAGAATTAATAATGTGTTTAATAATTCTAAAAAAAGTAGAGCAGATTTAATAGCAAGAACAGAAACAGCTAGATATAATACAAATGCTAATGAACAAGCTTTCATTGATAGTGGCGTTGTTGCAAGTAAGGAATGGATAGCAGAACCAAGTGCTTGCCCAGAATGTGCTGCATTAAATGGGAAAAGATTTGATTTAGGAAAACCAGTATTAGAAAGTGGTGAAAGTATAAATAATGTTACTTTTGATTATGATGATACGCAAAATCCGCCATTGCATCCTAATTGTGTATGCGACATTGTTCCAATTTTTAAAGACGAATAAATATAAAAAATAAAAATAATATACTTATATGAAAAAGAAAAATTACTTAAAGGCTACAACTATTAAATCAAAAAAAGGATTAGTTGCAATAGCTTCAACAGAAACTCCAGATAGAGTTGGAGATTCATTAAAAGCAACAGATTGGGATTTAGCAAAATTTAAAGCTAATCCAGTTTTACAGGCTGGACACGATTACAACCCCCAGTTTACTATTGGTATTGCTAAAAATATTAGAGTAAATGAAAAAAAACAATTAGTTTTTGAGCCAGTATTTCACGAAATTACACAATTAGCAAGAGATATCAAAGGAATGTATCAAGAAGGTATTTTGAAAGCTTGGAGTGTTGGGTTTATTCCTTATGCTTTAATGAAAAATGAAAATGGAGAGAAAATGGGAAAGAATGAATTATTGGAAGTTTCTGCAGTAGCAGTTCCAGCTAATTCAGAGGCCTTGACTTATGCTAAGTCTTACGGAGATAGTGAAATAAAAAATATTAATGATTGGGTTGAAAAAGCTTTGCCTAGTGATGATAGCTTAATAGACGATGAAGATGGTATTGAAGTTGATATTCCACAAAGAACTCCAGACGATGAATTAGTAGAAGGAGAGAAATGTGTAACAGAGGAAGGAAAAGAAGGAGTTGCTGTTATGGAGGAAGAAAAATTAGTTTGTAGAGTTTTAGAAGAAGAAACTGAAGAAGTTGAAGATAAAAATAAAAAAGGAATAGAAAGTGAAGAAGAAACAAAAGAAGAAGTTATAGAGCCAGAAGAACCTGAAGAAGAAGTTGAAGAAGTTGAGGAAGAAGTTGAGGATATTGACAATGGTGCTAATGGAAAGGCTGAGCCTAGCATAGGAAAGGGAGTTGATGAACCAGTAGAAAAGAAGGAAGCATCAGATACAGTGTCAGATGAATTGAGGGAAGTTGAAGAAAGAAAACAGAAATGGAATAATATAGATAAATTAGACTCTATTATATATGCTTTTTATAATGTATATATGGATAAGGATACTCCTGTAGCTGATTTTGATAAGTTATTAACAGAAGTTATAAAACTTCTTAATAATTTATTAGAAGGCTCTGAAAACAAAGGATATGTAAGCGACTTATTGAAAAGTGATAATTGTGGTCTGATAGATATAATTAATCTAAGTGTTAATGAAGGAAAGGTTTTCTCAGGTATAAATCAGAAACGGCTTGCTGAGTGCACAAGTGATTTGAAAAAAGCTTCTGCCGCACTTGATAGTCTTTTATCTGCTTCTGAGCAGGTTGAAAAGAGTCAAGAAAATGCGGGTAAAGTTGAAGATATTAAAGGTCGTGAAAAAGTAAAGGTGTTAGTTGATTCCCCTGTGTCTAAGAAAAGAGATGCAGACAAAATCGTGCTTCGTGCTTTACAAAAAATTTCTGCATTGTCCGCAGGGGCATTGTATGAAAAAAAGAAAAAGTAATTAATAAATTTAAACTTTACGCTTATGAATAAGAAATTAGTTAAAGTAAATGGCAAGTCCTATTTACTAGACATCGACACAAAAACTATGGAAGAAGTTGATGTTGAAGAAACTCCAAGCACCGAGGAGCCAAAAGAAGAAGGTGAAAAAGAAGTAGAAGAAAAAGACGAAGAGATTGATGAAGCTGTAGAAAAGGTTATGAAGTCTCTTGGAATTGAAGAATTAAAAGAACAAGTAGCTAGTCTAACCAAAGTTAACTCTGAGGAAAAGAAAGTTTCTGCTCTTATTGATTTAGAAAAGTTGATGAAAAAATCAACAGAAGAAATGACAGCAAAGGAAAAAATTGTAGGTTTCTTTCAAGGAATTTTACAAAACAACCAAGCAGTTATGAAAGCTTTATCAGAAGGACAAGCTGCTGATGGTGGTTATCTTTTCCCAGACGAATTTATGTATGAGATTATTCGTGACATCAACGAAAACCCTCATATGAGAAGCGAAGTTACTGTTGTTCCTATGAAAAGAGATGTGATGAAAATCCCTACTCTGACATCTGGTCCAAAAGTAACCTGGACAGCTGAAAATGATGCTAAGTCTACCACTACTGCTGTGTTTGACCAAGCTACATTAACAGCAAAAAAGATGGCTGCTATTATGTATGCATCTGATGAGTTGATTGAAGATTCAAGTGAAATTGATATTGTAAAATTCATTATAACTTTATTCTCTGAAGCTATCGGTAATGAAGAAGACAGAGTAATAACTGTTGGTAATGGAGCAACTGAACCATTTGGTTTCGCAACCGCTGGTCAAGGTGTTGCAACTATCAATGCTGGAGGAAGTCTTGATTACGATGATATTATTGATTTAGAATACTCATTGCCTTCTCGTTATACAAGAGGTGCAAAATTCTTAGCAAGTAGAAATGCTGTTAAAGAAATGAGAAAACTAAAAGACCTTCAAAACCGTCCGTTATGGAATGATGGCAACGTTGCTTCAGGGCAACCAGCTACTTTCCACGGATATCCAGTTGTAGAATGCGTAGACCTACCAGATTCAGTTATATATTTTGGTGACCTTAAGAAAGCTTATTGGTTTGGTGATAGAAAGAAAATGACTGTTAAAGTAACTCAAGATACTGAAACAGCTTTCACTCACGACCAAACAGCTATCAGAGTTGTTGCTAGAATTGCTGGTGCGGTAGTTTTACCAGCAGCATTGAAAGGATTAACTAATCTATAGGTTTCGGGCCCTATAGAATGGTTGATTTATAGTGTTGTTGTTTTTTGCAGGAGTTATGTTCTTATGAACATAGCTCCACAAAAGATTGTAACTAATAAACAAAAAAATATATGAAAGAAAACAAAAAGACAAAAAATAAAAACAAAGTAAAAAAGAATTTGTCTAAGTCTTTGTTTAAACCGAGTTTTTCTTCATTTAAGGAAGTAGTAGCTAAAGCTTTTAAAATTTCACCAAAAATCAAATAAATAATATATGTTAGACTCTGCTAAAAATTTTGCGAGATGTATTGTTTCGCGAGGATATAATAATTTAGCTTTCAATATAACTTTAAGTGGTGGAGAGGGTGCCAAACTACCAGATACTAGCACAGAACAACCGTTTTCATTGGTTTGGTGGAATTCTGAATATGATTCTCCGTTAGATGACCCTAATAAAGAATTAGTTAGATGTATAGAGAGGAATGGAGACGAATTAATTCTTGACAATGATGGGCTCAAAAGAATAGCACAAGAAGGGACTATTGCCAGCAATCACAACGAAATAGGAAAGACTTATTATTTGAGTTTAGTTTTAACTGCTCAGATGATTTATGATATTCAAGAAGCTTTAAATAATAGACAGCCATTGAGCTCTGAATTAACAACTATTTCTAATTTAATTGCTAGTAATGATAGTTTTATTCAAAGAAAAAATAATGTATGGTCTGTAAGAACCTTGGCACAAGTCAAAGAAGATATTGGTGTTATTGGTGAAACTGGTCCAACTGGTCCCACAGGTTCTATTGGCCCTATAGGTCCAACTGGTCCAACTGGTCAAAAAGGAGACAAAGGTGATACAGGTCCTAAAGGTGATACAGGAAACGATGGAGAAAAAGGTGACACTGGCCCTATTGGTTCCACTGGTCCAACTGGCCAAAAAGGTGATGATGGAGACACTGGCCCAACTGGTCCACAGGGATTAAGAGGAGCTACAGGTTATACAGGGCCAGCTGGAGATACTGGTTCAACTGGACCAAAAGGAGACGATGGCGATACTGGACCAACTGGTTCAGAAGGAGAAAAAGGAGATACAGGTTCAACTGGACCAAAAGGAGATACTGGCCCTATTGGTCCAACTGGCTACACTGGCCCAGCTGGTGAAGATTCAACTGTTACTGGACCAACAGGTTATACTGGTCCTAGAGGAGTGACTGGTTATACAGGTTATACTGGTGATGATGGCAGTGAAGGACCTAAAGGAGATACTGGTTCAACTGGCCCTAAAGGTGATACTGGACCTATTGGACCTACTGGATATACTGGAGATGATGGTAATGACGGAAATACAGGTCCTACTGGTCCTAAAGGAGATACTGGGAGCACTGGTCCTACTGGTTATACTGGTCCAATGGGAGTAACTGGCTATACTGGATATACAGGACCACAAGGAGTAGCTGGAACAGGATTAACAAATAAAGGTCCTTGGGTTAGTGGAGAAGATTATTATGAGGGTGATTATGTTTTTGCAGAGTCATCGTCTGCAGTTGGAGTAAGCTCAATGTATATTTGTGAATTAGAGATAATAAATTCCACAACTGAACCTAAAGATGATGATACTCACTGGGTAGAATTTGAGGCACCGTCTGGCGAAGATGGAGCAACAGGACCTACAGGTTATACTGGATATACTGGTCCACAAGGTGAGCAAGGTATTCCAGGAGAGATCGGTCCTGAAGGTCCAGAAGGACCAGAGGGACCTGAAGGTCCACAGGGAGAGCAAGGTATTCAAGGAGAGCAAGGAGAGATTGGACCAACAGGTCCTACTGGATATACAGGATATACCGGTTACACTGGTCCAATGGGTCCAGAAGGAGTAACTAACTTAACACCTGTATTAGGTGCTTCAATCGCTGCTCTTGAAATAGAGA